ATTATTATGCCAATGGGGCCAGGAACGTACAGCAGACCAGGTAGACCTAAAGCTTCAGCAAAACCCTCACCTAAAAAGAAGAAAAAAAAGAAAGCGAGTGCATCACGTAAACCTAAAATGGTAGGTTATTAATGCCTAAAACTAAATATTCTGCCAAACAAAAGAAGCTGGCAAAGGTTGCTTCCCCAAGGGATAAGATTACTGGTGCTGACTTTAAGAGGTTGAAAAAACGTGCCAAGAAAAAAAGCTAAATCCAAGGCCAAAAAGAAAGGCTCTATACCTGATAACGTAAAGAATAAGGCTCTTTACTCTAGGGTAAAGGCTGCGGCCAAGAAAAAGTTTGACGTATATCCCAGTGCCTACGCCAATGCGTGGCTGGTGCGGGAATACAAAAAACGTGGTGGCACTTATGCCTAAGCCAAAGGGCGGCTTAACAAAATGGTTTAAAGAAGAATGGGTCGATATTAAGACTGGCAAAAAATGTGGTCGTAAAAAAGCAAAAGGATCTAAGCGCCCTTATCCGGCTTGTAGGCCAAAAGCCGTAGCTGCAAAGATGAGCAAAGCCGAAAAGGATGCGGCCAAGCGGAAGAAGACAGGACCAAAAGCAATTAAGTATGCGGTAACAGCTTCAGGGAGGAGGCGAAAACCTGCAAAGAAAAAATAGAACTAGGAAAGAGATAACCTTATGGCCTCTATTGATAAAGAAACTGAAGATTATTACAACAGGTATTTCGACCTGTTTACCGCCGATGGGTGGAAGCAGTTAATCGAAGAGCTTAGGCAAAATGCCTTAGCAATTAATAGTGTTGAAGCTACAAAAGACTCTAATGATTTGTATATTCGTAAAGGACAGCTAAATATTTTGGCGTATTTATTAAACCTTGAGTCTACTGTAAACAACAATTTTGAAGAGTTGCAAAAAGAAGATGTACAAGATATTTGACTTTCGTTGTGAAAACGGTCATATATTTGAAGAGTTAGTAGCGAGCGCAACCACGGTTAGTAGGTGCAAATGTGGTGCTTTAGCTACAAAGATTGCTTCAGCGTCAAATTTCGTGCTGGATGGGTCTTCTGGGGATTTTCCAGGCAGGCACATGAAATGGGTACGAGAACACGAAGAAGCAGGACGAAAAGGACGGGAAGCTCGCCAAAAGGAGAGTCAAGCCCAATGATTCCATAACCGTTAGGCGGAATAGGTTTACATAATGTCAAGAGCGACAATTATTGATGAGCGTTTAGATGTAGAAGAATCTAACGTCTCGCAGGAAGATCAACAGGAATTACTTGAGGTTCCAGAAATGGAGCAGCCTGAAGAACCTGATATTCCAGAAAAGTATCGTGGCAAGTCTGTGCAAGAATTAGTACAGATGAACCAAGAGCTTGAGAAGTTTTCAGGCAAACAGAGTACGGAAGTGGGAGAACTGCGAAAGTTAGTTGATACATATATTCAAACAGAACTCAACAACAAACAAGCACCACAAGAACAGCAGGAAGATAGCAATTCAGATGATACTGATTTTTTTGTTGACCCCCAAAATGCTGTTAATCGGGCTATAGACAATCATCCCAAGATCAAAGAGGCAGAAGCATACACACAACAGTACAAACAACAGGCCACTCTTGCTCAGTTAAAATCAACTCATCCTGACATGGAAGAGATTTTGCAAGATCCTAAGTTTGCCGAATGGATTAAGGGATCGAAGGTTAGAACACAATTGTTTGTTAATGCAGACCGGCAATATGATTATGATTCTGCACATGAGTTATTTTCGCTTTGGAAAGAACGAAGCAGCATAGTTCAACAGACTGCTAATGCAGAACGTGCAAGTCGTAAGAATGCGGTTAAGTCTGCCACTACAGGCACTGCCCGAGGTACAGGAGAGAAGTCAAGCAAAAAACGCTATCGTCGTGCTGACATTATTAAACTTATGAAGACCGACCCCGAGCGTTACAATGCTTTGTCAGATGAAATTCTACAAGCCTACGCGGAGGGTCGAGTTAAATAGCCTAAAGGAGATTTATCATGGCTACAGCGACTTATCCTGGCGCGGCGGGTAATACCGCATTAGCAGAAGCGGCAACTTTTGTACCAGAAATCTGGTCCGATGAGATTATTGCTTCTTATCAAAAGAATCTGAAGATGGCACCCCTTGTTAAGCGTATTGCTTTTAATGGCAAGAAGGGTGACGTTATTCATATTCCAAAGCCCACTCGTGGTAGTGCCAACGCAAAAGCGGCTGATACTGCGGTAACAATCATCGCCAATACTGAGTCAGAGCTTCAGATTGCAATCAATCGTCACTTTGAATACTCAAAGTTGATTGAAGACATCGTAGAAGTGCAGGCTCTTTCTTCATTGCGTCAGTTCTACACTGAAGATGCTGGTTACTCACTGGCTGTGCAGATTGACAATGACCTGCACTCTTGTGGTACTGGCTTTGGTGATGGTGGTTCGGTGGTATTTGCTGGATCAGTAGCCCCTACTGACTATCAGCATACTGGTTGTTTCTTCAACGACAATGGCACTACTACTCAGTACACTGATGATACTTTGGTAGCTGGCGATGCGTTCACGGATGCATTTTTCCGTGACATGATTCAAAAGCTAGATGACAACAATGTACCGATGGATGGTCGTAACTTGATCATTCCTCCTGCAACGCGCAATGCGATCATGGGAATTGATCGGTATGTGTCATCAGATTTCGTATCTGGCGGAACAGTTAACAATGGCTTGATTGGTAACCTCTACGGTGTAGATGTTTACGTTTCAGCAAACTGCGCGACTATTGAGGCGGCGGCCGACAACACTGCATCAAGTGTTGATACTCGTGCAGCATTGTTGTTCCATACCGATGCGATTGTCATGGCAGAGCAAATGGCCGTTCGGTCACAAACTCAGTACAAGCAAGAATACCTCTCTACGCTGTACACCGCAGATACCCTTTATGGTGTCCAGGTGTATCGTCCAGAGGCTGGCTTTGTACTTGCAGTACCATCTGCCTAATTAAGACGGGGGCTTCGGCCCCCTTTCCTTTTGCTTCGTGTTTTTTGGAGTAGTTTATGCCAATCTTTCGCGGTACTGGTGGGTCAGGTGATGCTTCTACGGATGCGTTTGCGTCCCAAGTAAACACTGACGCCCAGACTGCTACTACAAAAGCAAATGAAGCTGCTGCTAGTGCTACTGCGGCGGCGGCTAGTGCAACTGCGGCTGCGAATGAAGCCACAACTTTTAACAGCAGTTTGGGAGTTTCTGCTTCTACGTTATCTGTAGGAGCCTCTGCAACTGCATCCTATGACAGTTCAACAAAGGTTATATCATTTGGTCTTCCTACGGGGGCTACCGGAGCTACGGGCGCAACTGGCGCTACTGGTGCAACTGGCGCTACTGGCGCACAAGGTGCTACAGGCGCACAAGGCCCAACTGGTGCTACAGGTGCTGCTGGAGCAAATGGCTCTGATGGTGCCGATGGTGCGGCGGCTACTATTGCAGTAGGAACGGTTACTACAGGGTCGGCAGGAAGCTCTGCAACTGTGACCAATGCAGGCAGCTCTAGTGCTGCTACGTTTAATTTTTCTATTCCCAAAGGCGATACAGGGGCCACTGGCGCTACGGGCGCGACAGGTGCTACGGGAGCCACGGGCGCTACAGGTGCCGGTGTTGCTGCTGGAGGCTCTACAGGGCAAGCATTAGTCAAAATAGACGGCACTGATTTTAATACACAGTGGGCAACTGTTTTAACTGCCAATCAAACTATTACTTTGTCTGGGGCAGTTACTGGCTCAGGAACAACATCTATTTCTACAACACTGTCAACTGTTGACGGAGGTACTTATTAATGACAACGATCAAGTTAAAGAACGGTTCAGGCGCACCAGCGGCAAGTGATCTTGTTCAGGGCGAACCGGCGCTGGATCTCACTAATAAGCGCCTTTATTCAGAAGATGCAAGCGGCAATGTAATTGAGGTAGGGACTAACCCAACCACTCTTACAGTTGATACTGATACTTTGGTTGTTGATGCAAGCAATGACAGGGTTGGCATTGGCACTACAACCGTCAACAGGAAGCTAGAGCTGTCAGGCAACAACAACGCTGGCGCAAAAGCTAACTACCTTAGAATCACAGATACAGACACAACAGCAACCGCCGCAAATCAACAAGGTGGCATTGAGTTTTTTGCTAGCGACTCCAGTGCCGGCGCAGGGGTTACGGCCTCAATGGAGGTGGTCTACGCAGGTTCGGGTGGTGGCGGCGAGATTACTTTCAACACTGCCGCAAATAGCGGTGCTGGCGTTGCAGAGGCCATGAGGATCGATGAGTCCGGTAACGTGGGGATTGGCTGCAGTCCTAGCAGGCTATTAGACATTGAAGACACAAGTGCTAGCCCTGTAGCCTCACTTGTTTCAAGCACTAGCGGCACGCCTTCTATATTTTTTGGTGACACTGACAGCGATTCGCGTGGCCGCATAGAGTATGAAAACGCCAATGATAAAATGAGATTTTATGCCGCAGGCACCAACAGGTTGTCTATTCAAAGCAATGGTCAGATTTTAGCCAGTTCTTGCGTTTTTACTTCAGCAGTTCAGGACTACACGGAAACTGGGTTGTATTTAAGTAACGAAGGCTCAAGCACAATGGAAATTGGCGCTTGGCGATCAGGTACTAGTGTTGCAGTTTTAGCTTTTGCAACTGATTCGGGATCTGATGCCGCGCCTGTGGAGCGTGCCCGAATTACTGGTGGCGGTGATTTTTTAGTAAACAGAACAGGAACGCCTACCACTAGTAATTCGTTTGACATGGGATTTACGCCTTCCACCGGAACTCTTTATATTAATTCTGCCGCCGCAGAGGGGCCATTACGGCTCAATCAAACCACCGGAGACACTTCCTCAAGACTCCAAATTCGCTTTTTTAGAAATGAGTCAGTGGTTGGATCTATAACATCTGACACCTCTGCTACTGCATACAACACATCCTCAGATGTTCGTCTCAAAGAAAACATCGTTGATGCGCCAGCAGGAAATATTGATGGCATTAGGGTGCGCTCATTTGATTGGAAGTCTGATGGTACTCACCAACCATATGGCATGATTGCACAAGAGCTTGTTAGTGTGGCTCCCGAGGTAGTTCATCAAGGAGAAACTGATGATGATATGTGGGAGGTAGACTACAGCAAGTTGGTCCCAATGATGATCAAAGAAATTCAAGATTTGAAAGCCGAAGTAGCGGCATTGAAAGGAGCATGAGATGGCACACACATGGACTATAGCCGCAATGGACTATGACGTTTCGTCGGGCGGCAAAACTAACGTAGTTACGCAACTGCACTGGCGTTGCATGAAAGCTGATGGCGACCACACTGGATCACGCTATGGCTCTGTGGGGCTTGAAGCTCCCGGAGAATCGTTTGTTGAGTGGAATGATATTACCGAATCTACGGCAGTGGGCTGGGCCAAGGCCGCGATTGGTGCGGATCAGGTTACAGCGATCGAAACCTCCATTGATGCACAGATAACGGAATCAAAGACCCCTACCACTGGCTCAGGCGTTTCTTGGTAATCCAATGAATGGATCCTTTATCTTTAATTGCTATGGCGTCTACTACCTTCAAGGGTATACAGACGCTGGTGAATCAAGGCGCAGAGATTGAGAATGTCGCTCAAAAACTGGGGCAGTGGTATAGCTTTGCGGCAGATTTAAAGCAGATAGAAAAGGAATCAGAAAGCCCAGGGATATTTAAGAAGTTATTTGATGGCAATACAGTTGAACAGCAGGCACTTAATTCTGTTATTGCGAAGAAAAAGCTAGAGGAGCAGGAAAAACAAATACGAGAGTTGATTGTCTGGAGTTATGGTGTTGAAACCTATCAAGAGATGATATTGCTCCGTAGGAAAATAAAGGCGCAAAGAGAAGATGCTATATATCGGCAAAGGAAACGACAGCGAATGTTGCTAGATGGTGTAATTATTATATTGGGTTTAGCGGTAATGGGCGGTGTCATATATTTTGCTGTATCAATTATTAGGAGTGGATTGTGAAGAAACTTAGTCTTGTGCTGTGTCTTTTTTTGGGTGGCTGTGCTTCTGCAACAACTGAATACTACGAAGCTGTGACAGCGGCGGCAAATGCCAATGCGGCGGCTTCTCAGGCCAAGTTTGATGCTTTGGCGAAGATTGCCTCTTCTGGAGATGGGCAGGCGGCTAGTGCAGCCGTAATGGCTTTGGCCCTTACTAAGACACCAACTATTGCGCCAGTGCCACAGCAGTCTCAAAGCATTCAATGGGCCAGTATTTTGGCGGCACCGATCACTTCACTAGGCATGGCATGGGTGCAATCTGATGCGTCAAAGAGTATTGCAAAATATAACGCAGATGTCTCCTTAGCAAGGGTACAAGCAACATCTCAGAGCAATGCTGCATTATATGGGGCATTTGCCGACATGAATCAAGGAACTGTTGATTTAGGGGTTGCTGGTATTGATGCGGCAGGATCTACTCCCGACTATTCAGATTTTATTGACGGAATGGTTACTCTTGGAACAGCAGGAATTACAGGTGCAGTCGATCTAGGCATAGCTGGATTTGACTCAAATGTTGATTTAGGAACAGCAGGATTTAATGCAAATGTAGATATTTCTACGGCTGGAATAAATGGACTTGTGAATTTAGGTAACACAAGTGTTACCAGTGTTGTGGAGATGGGTAACACTGGGATCGCTGGGGTAACAAATGTGTCTCTTGATGCGTTTGATGCAATTTTAGATTTGGATACTGGGAATAACTCATTGCTTGAGGGGGTTTGGGAAAATTACACCACTTCCATTGAGCAGATTATTGATGATGTCCCGCGTGTATGTCAGGCAACAACAAATGAAGATGGCGAGCTGGTGTTGGTGTGCAACTGATGGCTGATGAGGGATTGAAACAAGTAGCAGATACTGTATCTGTTGCAACGGGTGTTGGTGCCCTTACGGGCGTGTTACCGGCTTTGAGCGCGTTAGTAACGATTGTCTGGATGTCTATCCGTATTTGGGAAACAGACACTGTACAGCGGTTATGTGGGCGAGGTAAGGCATAATGTTGCAGGCATTGATAGCACCAATAGCTAACCTAGCTTCTGGTTATCTCAGCAACAAGCACGAGCAGGCACAGGCCAAACATCAGGCTAAATTGCAGGTGATACAAAATGATGCTGATTGGGAATCAAAGATGGCTGCGGCTTCAGCATCTAGCTGGAAGGATGAGTTCTGGACTATCGTACTTGCCGTCCCGCTCTTCTGTCTGGGTTACAGCATTATTGTTGATGATCCCGCTATTCTTGACCGCGTTTCTGACAGTTTTTCTGCTTTGGATTCTTTGCCAGATTGGTATCAGTATCTACTATTTTTGGCAGTATCTGCGTCATTTGGAATCCGTGGTGCTGACAAGCTCATGAAGCTAAAAGGGGGTAAACAATAATGGCTGATGATTTTCTTGATAATCCTTTTGATGACTTGTTTGTTCCTAGCCCCCGAGGAACTACTTATTCTGTAACTGATAGAGGAACTACTCAAATTCCTAGCGATCTTATTCGTGATGAACTTGCAGAAATGGAGTTCTTCAGAGACTTCATTGGTCAGTTTGGTGATTTATTTAAAAACGATGAAACAAAAGACGCAGCTTCAGAGTTTTTACGTGTTTTAGGTCAGTACATGGCAGGTGAAGCTCAACTGTCGGATCTAGAGGCAGTAGACGTTAGTGATCTGATGGGTGTTGAAGGGTTTGAGGACTACTACTACGAAACTGTGCCTAGACCTTTAACAGAAGATGTAGATGGTGGTTTCTTTCAGAGCATCTTAGATCAAATGCCTGACAGTATGCGAGACTTTATCGAAGATATCGGTGAAGATCCTGCTGAAGTTTTAAAAAGAATACTTGACACAATGCCTGATATAGAAGACCAACTAAAACAAGGTCAGGTAGGTGTTGAAGTTATTTTTGGTGATTGGGAAAACAGTAACGTCTTTGGTCCTTTTGTTATTCCGGGTGTTCCGCTACCTCCGGGTATTATTGATATCACAATCAAAGATATCCAAGATATGGTTGATAAGATAGGCGGCACTGTAGGCGATTTTATTGACGATCTTAAAAACGATCCTCTAGGAACAATCGAAGGTGCTATTGATAGTGCTGGTGAGTGGATTCAAGGCGTCTTTAACGACATTTTTGATGGAACAAGTGATGACCCCTTTGGAGGTACTTTCGGTGGTTTTGAAGATTGGGTCCGAGGTATTTTTGGGAACGTGCTTGGGGGTTCTATTCTTGTCGGTGTTTACGATACGGTCACTGGGTTCTTTGACCCTGATGATGGAACTTTAATTCCCGGTGGGCCACCAGACGATGAAGAGGAAGGCCCAAAACCTAAACAAGGTGACGACATTGCTGAACGCCCAGATCGAGGTGATTTATTTGTAGACGGAAGTTTGGCTTTTGATGATTTAAATGATGATGATGATTTGCTTGGTGGTACTAATATTAGGTCCATTGATAGGGACCTGATTATTCCCGGTGGACCACCTGACGATGACGATGAAGACCCTGACATTCCCGGTGGGACTATTGGTCCTGATCCTAATGAAGAAGTTGATCCTCAAGATCCACCCGGAAGTACAGATGGTGGCGGTGGTGGCGGTGGTGGCGGTGGTCAAGGAAACTTTGATCCGTTTATGCGCGGTCTTTCTTATGTTCCTATAGAGCAGCCTTCTCTTGTTGCTGTTCCTAAAAAAGATTTTGTTGCTGATATAACCGCAAAACAACAGTTAGATGATTTTTTGAACAGAAATCTTGGAAATTCTCCTGGTTTGTTTGAGGGCAAAATCTAATGGCTTCTATGAATTATGTTCCGGGCGTAGGTTTTGTAAGAAACATTCCGGGCACTGACCGTACAGTTGTCATGGGAAGCCCAGAAGAACGGGCTATGAAGGAAGCTGCTATTAAAGAACAACAAGACTTTATGTCTAGCGTTGTGTTTGATAGCAGCAAAGATTATAGCGGCACATGGGATAAGTTATTTGGGGCCGAATCAAGACAAGAATCTTCTCCTATGTTTGGTGGTGGACCCTCTGATCGTTGGTTGGGCGCTATGACTGATAGATTAAAAAGGCGTCGAGAAGGAAAGTTTGATGACGTAGGATTTTATGAGCGATCAGCGCAGTTCGCGGATAGGGACTATCAACGCAATATGTATGAGCGTAACAATGCTATTGAAGATATGTATCGACATGGATACGACATTAGTCAAATCAACGCCCATCTTGCTGGAGATCGTAATGTTCTGGAGGAAGGGCCAAGCTATAAAGAATATTACAAAGAAAAAGAGGCTGCTGGCGAAGGTATTAACTGGACAGATGGATACTTTAAGGGTGCGCCTGATCAGGATCGCGGGGGGTACGTTGCTCAACGTCTTTCAACAGCGTTAGATACTATGGCTGACAGGTTTAATCAATTTTTTGGTGTAACTGGTACTTTAAATATTGATGGCACACCCGTTCCAAAGCCAACTCCTGATGTTTTTCCAGAACAAGAAAATAATCTTAAAACTACTCGTGGATTATTTGGCAAGTATATAAACAAAGGACAACAACAGTGACATACCTAGACTTAGTAAACAATGTGCTGCGTAGATTGCGAGAAGACGAAGTAACCACTGTCTCAAGTAATACCTATAGCAAGATGTCCGGTGATTTTGTTAATGACGCCAAAAAGCTGGTGGAGGCTGCATGGGATTGGTCTGCTCTTAGAACCACTCTTACAGTAACCACTTCTGCTGATGTTTTTAATTATGTTCTTACAGGTTCACAAAATAAGGTCAAAGTACTTAATGCTTTGAATGACACCTCAAATGCAACTTTGCAATATCAAACTCAGGTTTACTTTGACGATAAGTACTTGCTTAACACACCTGCATCAGGATCTCCTGTTGACTACACATTTAACGGCGTAGATTCTAATGGCGATACTCAGGTTGACGTATATCCCAAGCCAGATGGTGTATATACCCTACGTTTTAACTGTACTCTGCGTAACGATGACCTCACCGCAGACACTGACAATATGTTAATACCAGCACAGCCAGTAATTCATACGGCTATTGCTTTATTGGCTCGTGAGCGTGGCGAGACAGGTGGTACATCAGCACCTGAATACTTTGGTATTGCTGATAGGTATTTGTCTGATGCGATTGCTCTGGATGCACAGAAGCACCCAGAAGAAACCATTTTCTACGTCCCTTGAGGATATTGGTGTATGGCTCAGCCATTACAAAGCATTAATTTAGTTGCCCCTGGGTTTAAAGGGGTCAACACAGAAGACTCCCCGATTGGGCAGGATTTTTCTTTTGCGGATGTTGCCGATAACGCAGTAATTGACAAGCGTGGACGTATCGCTGCCCGCAAAGGCGTGAAGTTATTAACAACTGTGAAGACTCCATTGGGTTCTGACTACGTTACTAGGCTTCATTACTTTTATGACAATGCAAACAACGATGAGATATTTGTTACAGGAAATAACAAGATATTTAAAACAACAACCACTTCAACTACTGACGATACTCTCACGGATATTACTCCAGGGTCATACAGCATTACGGCCGACAACTGGAAGATTGTAAACTTTAATGATAAAGCATACTTTTTCCAAAGAAACCTTGACCCTTTGGTTTACGATAATACCAATGGCTTACGGACCTTCACAGTTGTAAACAGCGCATCTACTAATGCTGCGCTCAAATGCAATGAGGCTATTGCTGCCTACGGCAGAATGTGGATTGCTGATAACAAC